AGATGACCTGACATACAACGATTAACTATGTAAGGAGGATACTCTTTTTCAATAGATGGATCTTCATCAATTAGATTTTTCTTTGTATAATTTATCGAGTTTAACCAATCTTTAAGATCCATCACTAGTTTCATTAAAATAAGTTGAACAAGAGCATACAAGATTGCGATCACCATATACATTATCAATTCTTGATACTGCTGGCCAGAACTTGTTGCTCTGCTTCACAGGATATGCTGCTTGTTCTCGACTATAATTATACACCCATTCGTTAGAACTGACAACCCTTGCAGTATGTGGTGCGTTTTTCAAAATATCTTTATCTGTATAGATTTCTCTTTTTATCATATCCATTGCCTTCACAAATCTCTTGAGTTCATCAAGTGATTCACTTTCAGTTGGTTCAACCATCATCGTATTTGTAACAGGCCATGATAATGTGGGAGCATGAAAACCATAATCCATCAATCTCTTTGCAACATCTTCTGCTGTAACAGGTAGAGTTCTACAATCAAAAATACATTCATGTGCTACACGACCATTTTCTGCTTTATATAAAACTTTGAATGATTCGTCAATTTTATCTGACAACCAGTTTGCAGATAGTAAAGATACTTCACTTGCTTTGCGTAATCCTTCTCCACCCATCATACGAATATACATCCAACTAATAGGAAGTATACTAGCACTACCATATTCTGCTGCTGATACTCTTTTATTCATGTATGGTATAAGATGTGCTGCAACACCAATAGGACCTACACCAGGACCTCCTCCACCATGAGGAATACAGAATGTCTTATGTAGATTAAGGTGACATACATCTGCACCATATTGACCTGGTTTTGCTAATCCAACCTGTGCATTCATATTTGCACCATCAAGATATACCTGACCTCCATTCTCATGTACAATTCTGCATATGTCTCTAATAGTAGGTTCAAACACACCATGAGTAGAAGGATATGTAACCATGATACAAGAGAGTTCAAATGTATTCATGATTGCTTTCTTCTCTAGATCTTTTAAATCAATATTCCCATCATCATCACAGTTTACAGGAACTATCTTCATACCTGCCATTACTGCTGATGCAGGATTAGTTCCGTGTGCACTTGTTGGTATTAAGCATACATTCCTATTGAGATCACCACGACTTTTATGGTATTCTTGTATTGCAAGAAGACCTGCATATTCACCTTGTGAACCTGCATTTGGTTGTAAGGATATATCAGCAAATCCTGTTATATCACATAACCATTCTTGTAAATCAAATATAATTCTTTGATATCCAAGAGTTTGATCTTCTGGTGCAAAAGGATGCATATTAGAAAACTCAGTCCATGATACAGGAATCAACTCTGATGCTGCATTTAACTTCATAGTACAACTACCGAGTGGAATCATACCATTCACAAGTGAGAAATCTTTTGAAACTAACTCATGAATATATCTCATCATATTAGTTTCACTCTGATACTTGGTAAATACTTCTTGTTGTAACCAAGGTTTCTTTCTCATAGGCATGGCAAGCCATTCATACTTTTTACTAATGTCAGTAATCTCAAAAGGAATATCTTCATATTGTGAATAAACAATTAAATATATTTCTTCTAAGGTTGTAAGTTCATCTAATGATAAAATAGTCCAACCATCTTCATAACGAACATTAAAATCTTTTATGGTTTTTTTACCCTTAAATCTAACAGTATCAAATCCCTCTGATTCGTCAACTTCAAGACCACACCATTTCAATGCTAATAATAACGTTTGTCTATATCTTAATACTCTGGTTGCTATTCTTTTCAGACCTTCCGCACCGTGGTAAGCAGCGTAAAAACCTGCCATATTTGCGAGGAGTGCTTGAGCAGTGCATATATTGGACGTTGCTTTGTCTCGTCTTATGTGTTGTTCCCTTGTTTGCAATGCTAGCCGTAGTGCTTTATTACCTTGGGAGTCTAGAGACTGTCCTACAATACGTCCAGGAATCTTACGTTTATATTTGTCACTTATTGCAAAGAATGCTGCATGAGGTCCTCCAAAACCCATAGGAACACCAAATCTTTGCATACTACCAACAGCAATATCAAAACCCATTTCACCAACAGGTTTCATTAACACCTGACACAATGGGTCTACAATCGCAATCTTCATGCACTTATATACATCTGCAACACGAACAAGTGCATCAGGATTTTTAAGTCTACCTTTATTATTTGGTAATTGAACTACTATTCCAAATGCTTTTTCAAATTCAATTAATTCAATTGATTCACTAAAATCCATCTGTTGTATTACAATTCCTAATGGTTCTGCTCTTGTTTGTAATACTGCAAGTGTCTGTGGAAATATGTCTTTATCAACTATGAATGTATTTCGATCTTTAGAATTATTATATGCAAGTATCATTGCCTCTGCCGCTGCAGTTCCTTCATCCAATAGAGATGCGTTTGCAACTGGTAGTCCAGTAAGTTCTGCAACAAGAGTTTGATAATTAAATAATGCTTCTAATCTACCCTGTGATATCTCTGCTTGATATGGTGTATAAGATGTATACCATGCAGGATTTTCAAATACATTTCTGAGTATTACCGATGGTGTAATTGTCCCATAATATCCTTGACCTATCAAAGTTCTTTTGACAATATTATGTTCTGCAATTTCTTTTAACTCTTCAAGTGCCTGTTGTTCACTACAAGGTTCTGGTAAATTATCATCACCACGAAGTAAGATTGAAGTTGGCACTACTTCTCTTACTAATTCTTCTAACGAAGAAAGACCCAAATCTTTTAACATCTGAGCCTGTTCTGTTTCGGTAATACCAATATGTCTTTGTATAAATTCTGTCATGTAGTTAGTAATTCTTCTATGGGTGTTACTGGATTTATGTTATAGTTAGTTATTAACAATTCCTGTTTGACATTTTCTTCAGTTCCTTTTTCTCCTCTATGAACCATTGAATATCTTAGATTCCAAAAATTTAATTCATATTGTGCGTATAATTGCATCAAACGATGATTAACATTGTAAGTAATCATAAAATTATGTTTGCATTTATAAACTTCATATGCAAAATAATTATGATCGAATGATTTATGCATTTCACGATTCTTACCATATAAAAAATCTTTAATGTCATATGGTGGGTCAAGGAATACAAATGTATTATCACAACCCTCTTCATTCATAACCTTTGAATAATCAAGGTTAGTAATCTTCCAATGTTGAATTAAATCCGAATATTCTTTTAATTTATCAGCACCTACTAATGAAAAATTTGAATTTGATGCTGTTGGTGAAAATGTACTATTCTCTGTTAAACCAGAATAACTACATTTGTTTATAATAAAAAATGCAACTGCTTTTTCAAAGTCATCATAAGTATCAATCTCTTCTTTGTACTTATTGAATAATTCTTTTGCACTTGCAGTTACTTTTTCTTTGTCACCTTCATCAAGAGTATTTTGTTTTTCTTCACGAACTCTCTCTGATAATTCTTCACCACGATCTCTTAATTGAACCCAAAAATTATACAAGGGAACATACAAATCATTTATCCAAACTGGAATATCTGGATTTGATTTTGTAATATCAATCGCAATTGATCCACCACCTATAAATGGTTCACGATACTCTGATATTATTTTTGGATACCACTGAGATAAAGTTTTGATTGCTTTTGATTTACCACCAGGATATCTTAATGGAGTTTTAAGAGATTTAAGAGACATTACTTAACTTCTTTCCAAATGATATAATCATCAGGGTCAATCGTTTCTTTCATTGGCATATAAGGACCTGTCCCTCTTCTTTGATCTAATAGTTCTATTTCCATTTTGATCTCAATCATTTCAGTAAGATCTCCAACAGATTCTGACATCTTACGATATCCGTTACCAACATAGATTTGACCTGCCATCACTGCAATAGTAGCAGCACCCCAAAAGAGATAGTATCGACTTGATTTCACTTGATGTTTTAGTTTTGTAAAAGATTTAGTCATAGTTAAACAATTAATTTTTTAGTAGGAGTTGATATCTTACCAAACATTGTTTTATATTCCTCAATAATTTCTTCTTGAGGTTCTCCTATGTAAACAACGTACTTTTCAGATACTTTTATTTTTCCCTTTTTATGTAAAGGAGACCAAGGAGCAAATGCAATTTGTCCTGGTTGTTGAGATGGCACAGCAACGATTGGATTCTCCATCGTAATTGTGTACTCATTCTCTTCAATAACGTCGGCGATTACATCTTCGCCAGACCACATACGAATTAATTTAATAGTCATTTGAATTCACACTCTACCATGATTTCTGTTAACGCTGCCAAAAGATTAATCTCTTGATCTGCAACGAACGCAATCTGGAATTGATATTTAGCAATAATGAGAACAGCCGCAGGAATGCTACTGTTAACCAATGAATCGTATAAACTATCGTATATACGACGTAATAGAACAGAAGTGTCATTGTCCATGTTAGTGACCACCCACTTTCTAACCTCTGCGAAATTTTTTGTTTTGAGGTTTTTGATAAGGTCATTTACAGCAACGTCTGAAAAAGCAGCAAGTATACCACTGTCTATTTTACCACTAACTGCATATCTCTGACACTCATTAAGAACTCTTCTCCAATCTGGAAAATGTTTATTAATAAGTTCTGCTAAAACTTTTTTATCTGCATCTACTTTTTCTTCTTCTAAAATAGAATTTAATCTTGCGAAGAATTGTGATGCTATTGTTGGTTTGTCTTTTTTATTAATTGAGAAATCAACAACAGAACACCTACTATGTAAAGGGTCGATAATTTTGTTTTTGTAATTACAGGTAAAGATAAACCTGCAGTTTTTGGAGAACTCCTCAATAGACGCTCTAAGGAGGAGTTGTACGTCGGAAGTGGTATTGTCTGCTTCGTCAATGATGATGACTTTATGTTTCGAGTCACTTGTAAGAGAGACTGTAGATGCGAAGTTCTTCGCACTGTTCCGAACCGTGTCAAGAAAACGTCCTTCATCCGATCCATTAATGACATAGAAATCTGCTCCTAGTTGGTGACATAATGCTTTTGCCACTGTGGTCTTACCAATACCTGGTGGACCTGACAATAACATATTTGGTATCTCACCCCTTGCTACAAAATCTTGGAAAGTTTTTTTAATAGTCTTCGGGAGTATACAATCATCAATTGTTTTGGGTCTGTATTTTTCAACCCATATAAAATCACTCATTATTTAAAACCTTTCGATTTTTTAGGTTTGTCAATCACTTCAATAACTGGTGAATTAAACCCTCGTCTATTCCACCAATATTCTTGAACTTCCTGCCAGGATTCTACCACAAAAGATTGATCTTGGCAAACTATCTTATAATGATGACGATCATATGGTTTATCACTTGTCTGTTCAAAGAATGAAGGATCATTTTTTTCAATTAATTTTGTCATTCCTTTCGTCTAAAACTTCATTAATAAGTTGCTTTAACTCCTCTTTGAGAGCATCAGATATTAAGTTAACTTGTCTAAATTCTGCAGGAGGTATCGCTGCACGTTGCTCTTCAAGAGTTCTACCATCATCTTTACCTGTCCCATAGG